CATGTGGTTGAACAAGAAATACGAACAATCTTTCCCTACAAATCAATAGCAGTAGATCATTGTGAGGCAGACGATGTTATTGCAACTCTTACTAAAAATTTTCATGATAAAGAAAATATTATGATTATTTCTAGTGATAAAGATTTTAAACAATTATATCGGTATCCTAATGTGACTCAGTTTAGTCCTATACACGGTAAGATTGTGGTGTGTGAAGAACCTGAACGATATTTATTTGAACATATTATTTCTGGTGATTCTTCAGATAGTATTCCAAATATTCTTTCAGAGGATGATACCTTTGCAGTAGAAGGAAAGCGTCAAAAACCATTAACAGTAAAAAAACTTGCTTCGTGGCAACAGTTTGATGATGTTCCACAGCAATACCGAGATAATATTATTCGGAATCAAAAATTGGTAGATCTTACATACATACCTATAGAATATGAAACGAAAATATTGGAAGAATATGCAAAAGAACCAATAGGCAAGCGAAGCATGATTTTTGATTACTTGATTGAAAATAAAATGAAATTGTTGATTGACCATATACAGGATCTTTAAAATGAAATATATTACAGAAATAATGAATGAGATTAGATTAGCAGAGACTGAACAAGAAAAAATAAATATTCTCAAAACGAATCAATCACCAGAATTGGTGAGAATGATGGAATACGCATTCACTGATAAGTATTCTGCAGTTCAAATTGAAATTCCAAAATATAAAATTGATGATTCTCCTGTTGGATTTTCTTACACAAGTCTTAGTAGAGAATATAAAAATATTCCTTATTTTTTTGAATCGCATACAGGAATACAGAAACAAAAACGAGATCTTAAACTTAAAAATTTATTAGAATCTTTATATTGGATGGATTCTTCTGTTCTTGAAAATGCTCTGCTTAAGAAGATAGATAGTTTTCCTGTTACTCTAGATCTACTTCAAAAAGCATTTCCTCTTAATTTTAAATAAAGGAGATAGTGATGTCGGATAGTGATGATTTTTACGGAGAAGACCGTAGGGACGAGAAACGAACTCGTAAACAAAATACAAAGAAAAAGAAAAATAACGATAAAGTTTATCTACAGAATTATATTTACAATAATCAGAATGAAGATAAAGACATTATGGACTTTTTTGAAGATGAGAGTGGAGATTAATTATGGACAATGAGAATAAAGTACCTGAGCAGAGTGATGAAGTAATTTCCCAACCCAAAGCAGGATTTGCTACTAAGGCATCAAATTTTGCACAATCCATGATTTCTAAGGGATTAAAGGGGAATAAGGCAGATGCTGCTGTTATCGATTTAAGAAATATGAGTTGTAACGGAGATCCTGCACGAAAACTACCACCCTGTTCTGAAAGACAAGATAGTGTAAATTTTCCTGGATCTTTCTTTTGCGGTGCGTGTGGATGCGGAGACAAGGAAATGACATTGTTAAAATCAAGACAATTACCAAATGGTGAAAATTCTTATTATAAATTAGAATTCCCAAAAGTGCATTGTCCTCTGAGAATGCCTGGTTTTACAAATTATACACCATCGGAAAATGGTGTTTCTGAAAATCCAAGGAAGAAATTTGTTGAACTTACCTTCGGTTTAGAGTATACTACTGATAACTCTAAGTGATGATCGTTTTAAATTTATATTATAGGAGAATGTGATGACTAGTACTACAATGAAGATTTCTAAGAATACTCTTGATGTGTTGAAGAATTTTGCGTCGATTAATTCAAATTTGTTGGTAAAACCAGGAAATGTTATTTCCACAATTTCGCCAGTAAAAAATGTGTTGTCTGAAATGACTGTTGAAGAAACTTTCCAAAATGAATTTGGTATTTGGGATTTGAACAAGTTTCTTGGAACTGTTTCACTTTTTAATGATCCTGAGTTTGAGTTCAATGAAAAGTCTGTTACTATTTCAGGATCAAATGGTTCATCAGTTGTGTATCACTATTGTGAGCCAAAACTTCTGACAGTTCCCACCAAGAAGATCAAGATGCCTGCCACAGCAGTTGTGTTTACCTTGACACAAAAAGCATTCTCGGATGTTCTTCGAGCCGCTTCAGTTCTTCAACTTCCTGATATTGGTATTCGTTATAATGTTGACGATTGCAAGACAGGTAAGATTGAAATCTTTGCTACTGATAAGTCTGTTCCTGGATCTAATTTTTATTCTTTGCCTGTTGGAGATTGTGAAACTGATGCATCATTCAAGATGTTCTTTAAGGTTGAGAATCTGAAATTGTTCACAGGTGATTACGAGGTTCAAATGTGCAAGGAAATTGTTAGTAAGTTTACTAATAATAATCTTGATTTGACTTATTGGATTGCTCTTGAAGCAGATTCTGAATACAAGGACTAAAATGGAAACAAATCCTGACCAGTTTCTCTGGGTCGAAAAGTATCGACCACAGAAGGTGTCTGACTGTATTCTTCCAGATAGCATAGGAAATTTCTTTTCTGAGATTGCAAAATCTGAATGGAAAGATATGCCAAATCTTATGCTGTCTGGTGGAGCAGGATGTGGAAAGACTAGCGTTGCCAAGGCTCTTTGCAACGAATTAGAAACAGATCATATTCTTATTAATTGTTCTGAAAACGGTAATATTGATACATTGCGAACCAAGATTCGTGACTTTGCTAGTAGTGTATCACTGAGTGGTGGTGGTAAAGTAGTAATCTTGGATGAGTTTGATTATGCAAATCCTCAAAGTATGCAACCAGCACTTCGCGGATTTATGGAAGAATTTTCCAAGAATTGTAGATTTATTATTACTTGTAATTTTAAAAATAAAGTTATTGAACCACTACATTCTAGATGCACTTGCATTGATTTTCGGTTTTCAGGAAAAGAAAAGACTAAACTATCTACACATTTTTTTGAACGAGCAAAGACTATTCTTTCCAACGAAGGAATAAAATTTGATGAATCGGTTCTAGCAAAATTAGTTTTAAAGCATTCTCCCGATTTTCGTAGATTGATCAATGAACTTCAGAGATATTCTTCAACAGGTGCAATTGATTCTGGTCTGCTTGCAGAAACAGGAGATATTCCGACTGAACAGTTACTGAAACATATGAAGTCTAAGAATATGGATGAGATTCGAAAATGGGTGTTTTCTAATCTTGATAATGATCAATCAATGATTTTTAGAAAGATTTACGAAACTCTCTACGTTGAATTGGACAAGAATAGTATTCCCACAGCAATTATGATTATTGCAGATTATCAGTATAAATCTGCTTTTGTTGCCGATCAGGAAATCAATATGTTGGCGTGTATTGTACAAATAACAGTGGAGTGTAATTTCAAATGAATCCATTTGATGTTCTTAATAGTATAAATTACACAAAAAAGAATCTAATAGATGATGGGGTGTGTGAGGAAAAGCAGTATCTTCCCTTTATAGTTAATAAAGGATTATCCTATTTTCCTGATACCCTATTTCATGCAAACGAGATTAATTTTAGGAATTTTCTACCCAAAAAACTTCAATATGACTATTTGCTGCTTTCCGTCAGAAAGAGGAAAAGGTTCTCGAAATGGCTTAAAAATGTTGAGCCTGTAGGCATTAAATGTGTTGCTAGATATTATAACATTTCATCAAGAAGAGCCGAAGAATATATGAAGTTATTATCAAAAGCACAACTAAAAGTCATAACTGATATGTATAAAGATATAGATGGGGATTGATTGTTTTTTATACATATAGGTGATATTTTATCATTTAAATGTATTAGAAAGATTAATCATGGAAATCCCCTCATCTGATGTGTCAAATTTATTAGAAATTGTCCTAAAAACTGAGGACGATTTTTTAAAAATTAAAGAAACTCTAACGAGAATTGGGATTTCTTCTAATAGAGAAAATAAATTATACCAATCTTGTCATATTTTACACAAACGTGGAAAATACTATATTGTGCATTTCAAGGAACTATTCTCTCTAGATGGTCTTCCTTCAAATATTGATGAAACTGATATTGGTCGACGAAACACTATTTCTAAATTGTTGGAAGAGTGGGGACTTCTTACAGTTACCGATAAAGAAAAAATGAATGCAATATTGACCCCGTTAAATAAAATTAAAATTATACCATTTAAAGAAAAATTAAACTGGGAATTGTGCCCTAAATATCATATAGGAAAAAAATCATGATAGGTGGAACATACGATATTATAGCAGAACAAGGATCGACTCTTGAAATTCAATTTGAATATTTGAATGAAAGTGATGTTGCTGTTAATATAACATCATCATCTAATGTTTTAAAATTCAAAATTCAAAAAACTTCAACAAAAACTGATTTGTTTCTTCTTGAAATAAATTCAGACGGATCTGGTCAGGAAGGATCTGTACCTTATCCTGATACAAATTCTTATTATGGTTCATTAAGTAAAACTGGATCCAGTGTTGGATCTTTTAAATTAACTATCAACGCCGAATCTATGGCTCAGTTTTCTTTAGGAACTTATTTTTACTATATTAGATTGCAAAATGGTTCCGTAGTAACTCCTCTTTGTAAAGGAAGATTTTCTGTAGAATCTAGAGTTAAATGACAAAATTAAAAGTAACCACAAAACAACCAAATAAAATTATTCCAGATTATAACGCCAATAAGATTAAAATTAAAAAACAAGGCGATATGTCAATTATGGTGAAATAATTATGGGTCAAAAAAGACTAGTTCCTAATGGATTGCAATTATTTTCAATGGATAGTGGTTATACTCCGATTTTAAATGAAACTTTAGTTTCTACTGAACGTACTGGAGTAAAAATTGGAGAAACTATTATAAATTATGAAGATAAACGATTTTTTATTGGTATGGGATTGGCTAAAACTCCATTAGAATTAACAAATGTTATTAATTTAAATGTTTCAGGTCAAAAACCAAGTGCTTCTGTGGTTTATAACGCAGGAACAATCATCATAAATACAGTAGACAACTTGGCATGGATAGGTACAGGAAATCATGGAACAAACGGAAGTTTTATATCTCTTCAGAGCGGTGCAGAAATAAGTCTTGATGGCGGTTCATTTTAATGTCAATAATTAAACTAAAAAGATCACAAACAGCAGCAGTATCACCAACAGGATTAGCCTATGGTGAGGTTGCTGTTAATATTACAGATAAAAAAATCTTTATAGGAAATTCAACAGGAGCAACAGTATTACTTGTTGATGGAAATGCAACAGGTGGGGGTGGTACAACTTCAACCGAAACAATTCAAGACGCTGCTGCTTCTTTGTTTACAACAGGAACACATACTGGAATTTCTGTATCCTATCCTGATACCAATAACGCAATTAATTTAGTAAATACTGGTGTTCTTTCTATTGGCGGTTCGACTGGAGTAATTAGTGCTGCCACTGGACGCACAAGTCTTGGTCTGGTTATTGGCACAGATGTTCAACGATATGATCCTACATTAGCAGCAATAGCAGGATTATCTCCAGATGCTGATGATCTTATCTACTTTAATGGCACAGATGGTGCATCCATTACAACCCTTACATCATTTGGTAGATCTTTGATTGATGATGTGAGTGCCACAACAGCAAGAACCACACTTGGATTAACTATAGGAACAAATGTTCAAGCATGGGATGCGGATTTAGATGCAATTGCTGCTTTAAACGGATCAACAGGTGTCCTAAAGAAAACAGGATCAAATTCTTGGTCGATTGATACTGATACTTATTGGAAAAATACAAATGACGGCGCAGGTTCTGGATTGGATGCGGATTTGGTTCGTGGCGTGGCAGGTCAACGATTCCTAGAAAATCTTCAAACAGGAATATTATACGGCGGTATTATCTCAGTAAATGCAGGAAATCCTGCCACAGTTGATATTACTGCTGGTGCTGGAATTGTAGTTACGACTGGAGCATCGTTAACAGCAATGCCTGCTCCTGTAGTTACAAATGTTACATGGGCAGCACAAACAGCAGTAGCACTTCCCCAAATTGCAAATTACGATGAAACATGGATTTCTTTTACTAGTAGCGGAGTAGTAACTCTAAGAAATGTTGCATGGACAGATGCACAATATGCATCAGAAATTCCCATTGGTGCAGTGTATCATGTAAATCGTTCCTCTGTTAATTTAGTAAAAAATTATCCACATGTTGCATACGGTCAAGCAGATCAAATGGATCCGTTTCTTCGTGCATTTGGTCCATTAAAACTTACTGGACACGAAATTTCTGCAAACGGTGCAAACCTATCAGTGAATCGTACAAGCGGAACTGCCTATGCTATTGGAAGAAATTATCAGACAGATCCAAATAATCCAAATGTTGTAACAGATTCTGGTGCTACACCCGCATCAGTTGTGTACAGATTCTATAGGAATGGTGGCACAGGATATACAACTGTAATTAACTCTGTGATTGATCCAGATTTTTATGATGATGGAACAGGAACACTACACGCAACTGGTTCTACAAAATGGCAAATTCAAAGAATTTTTTATCTGCCAAATCAAACAAATACTATTGGTGTATATTATGGTACTATTCAATACACAAACTTAAACGATGCACAATTTGGTTTACTCACAGAAACATTTGCAGAGAGTGAAAGTACTGCTACACAAGGCATATTTCTTGGATACCTGCTTGTTAAAGGCAGTTGCACCGATCTTAGTGACACGGCTAAAGCAAAGTTTGTACAGGCTGGACTGTTCCGAAATGTTTCTAGTGGCGGTGGTTCTGGTCTTGTTACTACTTCAATTGATGATCTTTCTGATGTTGTGATAACAAGTGCAGCAAACGATAATCTGTTGCGATACAGCGGTGGTCAATGGATAAATTCTACTATAGGTTCATTAGGAATTTCCACACTAACAGGTATTGAAACATTAACAAATAAAACTCTTACTAGTCCCACAATAAGTAATCTTTACCTATCCGATGGTCTTATTATTGTGGAAGGTACAACAAACGATTCAAATGAAATGTCTCTTGTGGTTGGTACTCTTACTGCAGACAGAACTATTACATTTCCTAATGCAACTGGTAGTGTAATAACAACAGGAAATCTTACCTCTATAACGTCTACAGGTACTATTGCATCAGGTGCATGGCAAGGTACTGCTATTGCTGATACTTATATCTCTTCTGCAACAACTTGGAACACTGCATACACTGATCGTAATAAATGGGATGGTGGAGCAACAGGACTTACTGCCGCCACTGGACGCACAAGTCTTGGTCTGGTTATTGACACAGATGTTCAGAGATATAACGCAACACTTGCCACAGTTGCAGGTGGAACTTATACAGGTTCTACGTCTATTACAACTCTTGGCACTATTGCAACTGGTGTTTGGAGTGGAACCGCAATCGGTGCAACCAAAGGTGGTACAGGACAAACCACATATGCTACGGGTGATTTAATCTATTCATCAGCCACTGATACATTATCAAAATTAACAAAACCTGCCGCAACTACTTCATTTTTACAAATGACTTCTGCAGGTGTTCCTTCTTGGCAGACAACAATTCCTGCTACTGCTGGTGGTACAGGTTCTACTGCTGCATTTACGGCTAATGCATTGGTGTACGCCAGTTCGGCATCGGTGTTAACAACAGGAACTGTTTTTGGAATTACTTCTAGTTCAACTGTTAATTCAATAAAAATAACTTCAGCAGCATCACCAAAAGGATCTCAAATCTTTACTGTTACTGAAACTCTTTTAGGTTCTGCCGCTACCCTTGGATTAGAAACAGATGCAACGCCAGGAGTTCCTGCTACAACTTCAAGTGCATATTTAAATTTAGCTTCTGCTGGAACCGTATCAACAATCTTTATGTCTGCATCAACAGGAAATGATGTTACTATTAGTGCTGGTGGTAGTGGTGAAGCGTTTAGTATGGTTGCTTCTGCTAGCGAAAATTATGGAGCACTTGTTGGAGTTGTTAAAGTAATAGATGATGCTACTAGTCCATACGTTCTTTTTGGTGATGATGGTACTATTAGTGGTGGTGATCACTGTTTTATTCAAATGGAAGCAATTCCTGCAATATTAACTATAGACTCAACTATAGTAAAAATATATACAACCATTCCAGTAGCAGGAAAAGTCTTGACATGCACAGATGGTAATGGTACATCTTCATGGGAAGCACCATCAAGTGCAAGAGGGTGGTTTTTGTGAGTAGACGAAAAAACGGTTTTAATAATGGATTTGTCGGAGGTAATGCAAGTAACAGCGGGTCGTTTGGTGTTCTTAGCAATGTAAAAAACACAAATCTAAAAAGCAAATACGGAAACAATCCGTGGGTGAGACCTAGTGATTGGATGGCGATGCCAAGTGTTACTACGGCAGATCAAAAGATTTGCATACTTCATGCGGTATGGGACACAGGATCAAATTTTGTTGCTTTTCGTATTACCGCACCATCAGGATACACCGTGAATTGGGGAGACGGAACAACCACCAACTATGCAACCAATACCACTGCGGAACGAAACTATGATTACGCAACTGTTGGTGGCACAGTAAGTAGCGAAGGTTACCGAATGGTGATGATAACCATTACGCCACAAGCAGGAAATATTACAGGATTTAATTTTAGAGACTACAGACACTCATCAGCAGGTGCAAGCACTCTTCGCTATCGTTCAGGATTTTTAGAAGTCTTGATGTCTGCTCCAAATGTCACAGGAACTCCATACTTTAGTTATGACGGTGATGGTTATGTTTGCCACATGAATCTTCAGAAATTTGATTGGATAGGAACAAACACTGCTAATTTTGGGAGTACATTCTTTATGAACTGCTATGCACTGCGTGAGGTTCCAAATTTGTATACAGGATCTGCAACTGGTCTAGGCGGATTGTTTTATCAGTGCGGTGCCCTTACAAAACTTCCACAAAGTTTAGTCACAAACTCTTGTACAGATTTTGGGTATATGTTTTATAATTGCAACTCATTGCAATACCTGCCGTGGATGGATACTTCAAACGGACTATACTTTAATGTTTTTGCTTATGGTTGCTATAGTTTAAGATATGTTCCACAGTATAACACAGTAAAAGCAACAACCATGTATTTGTTTTTATATAATTGCTATTCTCTTGAATCTATACCTGCGTTCAATTGTCCTGTAGCAACCACTTGCCAGTATATGTTTGGTGGATGTGTGGGTGCAAAAACAATTGGCACAGTAACAACATCTTCTTTATGTACAAATATGAGTGTAATGTATACAAGTTGCAGCAGTCTAGAAGTATTAAATCCTCCCACTGTGACATCTGGAGTAACAGATTTTTCTGCAATTTTTTCCTACTGCGTTTCATTAAGAAGTGTTCCCCTTTTTAATACTGCAGCGGGTCTTGATTTTACAAGAATGTTTGATTCTTGCCAGTCTCTGCGAACAATTCCTTCGTTTGTTGTAACCGCAGGAACTAATTTCACATCCATGTTTTTAAACTGTCTTAGTTTAACCTCTGTGCCAAGTTTAAACACAGTTGCAGGAACAAACTTCACAAACATGTTTAGCAGTTGTACTGGTTTAAGATCTATTGGTGGTTTGGTGTTTACCGGCACACCCACAATGACAACCATGTTCGCAGGATGCTCAAATTTAAAAACAATTCCTACAACAACCATAAGTGCAAGTGCAACTCCTCCATCTTTCAGTGGTCTTTACTCGTTGCAAAGTTGTGGTCTCACAGGTCTCGGTCAGAATTGCGATTTCACAAACTGTCAGATGTCTGCAACAAAACTTAATTCGCTCTACACAAGTCTTGCAACAGTTGTGAGCAAAACAATAACCGTGACAGGAAATTGGGGAACAGCAACCGATACCATCTCTACTGCAACCGCAAAAGGATGGACGGTGACAGGATGAGAGGAGCAGGATTTTATAAACTTGATGGAGATATGCTGCTGTATGGAGCAAACTTTGCGGTTAACGCAAACTACGAATTGTATAAAGAACAAAAAGACACATATACATACCCTGTGGACGGATGGTCTTGGTATGAATCAGAACAAGCAGCGTGTAGTGGAAACGGAATACCGTATGTTCCACCTGCAGAAGAACCACCTTTCCCACCTTTAGGAGCATAATATCATGGCAGAAACATATAAAAGTCAAGCAACAAAACTTACTACAACAAACAATACCACTATATTAACTGCTGTTGCAGCCTCTACAACAGCAGTAGTAAATGGGATATCAATATCAAATGTAAATGCTACAGCATCAACAACAATAAATGTATTTCTAGTAAAGTCTGCAGTTTCTTATAGTATTATATCAAATGTTTCTATAAATGCAGGAACAACTCTTCAAATTTTAGATAGTCCTATTGTTGTGGAAACAGGAGACAGTATTACTGCTACTGCGGCAACTGCTAGTTATTTTGAAATTATTGTTCCTTATTTAAATATAACATAATAAATTAATTTTACTTGACTTTTAGTGTTTGTGTGATATACTAGTGGCTAAGGAGAATTTATATTATGACAAGAGATGATCTTATGAAAATTCACGAAGAACTCTGCTTAAAGGGTAGAGAATTGATGGACAAGAAAAACCGAGACTATGCTGGTCGTGGTGGAACTGAACCGTTTGCAAATTTTACCCGTGTAGAATCAATGGGTATTTGTTCCACAGAAAGTGGAATGTTAGTTCGACTAACAGACAAAATGAGTCGACTTTCATCATTTGCAGAAAGTGGCAAGTTAGCTGTTGAAAATGAATCATTTGAAGATACTGTTGTGGATGTGATTAACTATATGGTTCTTTTTTAT